ATCTTTGTTGCCACTGGCTGTTACCCAAGATGCGGCAATGGTAGGCAACTGACTTAATGCGGCCTCATCAGGATAGTTGGTGGCTGTAAATTTCTTGCTTACATATTGTTTGACATTGAATCCGCCACGGCGTGTGTTAAACAACAATGTGCCACGTGGATATAGTCTTGCATCCGGACAATCTAGGTCAACATAGTTGCTGGACAACATGGTTGCTGTGTCGGGCAATGCGCCGGTGATAGGATCTGTTGTGCCTGTTGTGTCCCAACGTGCGTCAGCAAACACAATACCGTTTTGATTGATGCTGTCAGTATTGTCAATGGCAATCCATTTGCCGATGGCAGCATCATTGTAACGATATATCTTGGGGAAGTTTTCTAAATCACCGGTGTCAATCCATAAATCACCTGGTACCAGTGGGCCGCCATCGCTACGATCACCATCAGCTGGTTCAACAGCCGACAAGATAGGACCTGCTGGATCTGTGTTATTCAAGTTATAACCACGTGCATCAATACCGCCAACCAGGTAACCGCCCCAAGACGTACCTTTGTTGATCAAGATATCAACTGCTAGAGGATCACCGTAGTACCACAATGTGCCATCTTCCGGTGCTTGATATGGAGTCACTGTGCTGTATGTGTAGGTTAATGGACGGAATCCGCTCAATACCAACTCGGAGGTATTGGCATAGTTGACACGAACACCTGTTGTACTGCTGGTGAAACCAGCTGTGGCCAATGCTGTGCCGCCGCTCACATTTGACAAATAAATTGTTCCGCCTGTGCGGTGAATAATAGTAATAGCACCACTGCTTTCAATTTGAGCATAGATATTGGGAATGTTTTGTGCCAGGATTGCCGCAACAAATGCCGCGCTGGTTGTTCCGCCGACTGCAAATTGTGCAGAATCAGTGGCTGAGGTACCAGGTTCAGTCCAACGTAGTACGATTTGATGTCCACTATTGAACACTGGAGTGGTCAATGGTGTAGTACCAGTGATCGATACTTGACCACTGACTGCACGACGATATGCTTTGGAAGTTGGAGTACCATCTTCGAATACATTGTATTCAACATACAGGGAACCAATTGCAATACCCGAACCGCCTGCAGTTGAGTCTAGTCCATAAATGGCTGATTCTTCATTGGCATACAAAGGTGCCGCAACACTGGTGAATAAATCATTTGTGCTGTTGTAAATTTTGAATCCTAAACTGGCACCATTGCCTTTGGCTGTGGTTTTTAACCAGACACTGCCCGATGGACGTGGTTGAGTATCTGTGGTTCTCCAGCTGGGTACTTGTACATAGGTACCAAAATCTAATTTTGGTCCACCGTATAATACGCCAGAAATTTCACTATCAATAATACCCACTGCTGTACAGACATTGGTAGTAGAAGTCACACCATCTGATGTGATGCTCATCAAACCATCGGCAGTGGTGCCATCGCTGGCGCTGGCGCTGGTGATATAGAATCCTAATCTGTTATCCGTTGAAGTAAATGCTGTTACCCCGTCGATGTTGGCACCGTTGATGGCATCCTTTATTGCATTAAGATTATTGGCCACATCGATTGAGATTTCAGTATTGTTGATTTTGATCTTATTGGTACCAGTTAGTGTTGGATTTTGTACACCGGCGACACCTGCAGGCCAAGAACTTTCCCAATCAGTAGAACCAACTTCGACCCAGTTATTTTCTGAGTTTTTATAATAAACGTGATTTACTGTTCCGTATGTGGCATCAGACTGCACTACTACTGCATAGTCACCAATTGCTCCAACACTTTCCAATGGAGTATATGTTGGACCGCCTGTGGTTTGTGTTGACAAGCTGGTGATAACAATAGGTGTTTTTGTAGTAAAATAACCGCCATTATCGCCAGTACCAGATTCTGTCCATTCATTGATACCAAATGCAGTATTGTTTAGATCAAGCCAATAAATTCCATTGGCGACCTTGCCTTTTGGTCTTACTGATGTAGCATCTAGTTGTGCCAGGTCGATGTCTGCACGAACAGCAAATAGGCCGTTGCCCAAACCCAATGAGCTGTAAGCTGCCATCAAACCATATTCGTTGCGCTCGTCACCGTGTAGTGCGGTGCCGGCAGCACTTTGCTTAAATACAGGATAACCTAGACCTGCAACTAGTTCACGTTGGCTAGTAAAACGTTGTAGTTTTCCTGCTGTGGCTTTTGTGGTTCCGTTAGTGGCTGTGCCATTGGCTGTTTTATCTTGTGCTGTGGCTACGAAGACCAAAGGAATAGTACCGACTGCGCCTGGTACATATTGACTTTCGTCTGTAACTGTTAGTTGTAATCCTGGGGATACTAGTGCCATGGTATTATTCCTTTTCAATACATGTTATTGATATTTAGCAATAGCATATAATTTTGTCCCGTTTAACTGCCCTTAATTAAGGATCGCAGTATAAATATTGTATGACTAGACCCTTATGTTCGTGTAGAGACCGCCCAGTGGCCATCAATCGACACGTGGGCGAACGTGTTTATTACAGGAAGTTGTGTGATCAATGCTTACGTAAAGGTCGCAAACTAAAACCGCAGGCGCCCAGTTGGGCCAGGTCAGGCTATAGCAAGAAAGAAAAGTGTGAACGCTGTAATTTCAAGTTCAAGTTACTGAGTCAGAGTCGTGTGTTTTATATAGACGGTAACCTAAACAACAATGACTGGACCAACTTGAAAACAGTTTGCTTGAACTGTCAAGAGGAAGTGACCAAAAGCAAACTGCCGTGGCGACCTAGTCCGCTTGTACCAGATTTTTAAGTGCCGAGTACAGATTCTCAACAGATCTATTGTTGTCGATCACCACATCAAACTCTGTACCAACCCAAGCTGTTTCGCTGGCGTGGATCTTGTTGTCGGTTAACCATTTTTGAGCTTTGGTATCTCCACGGTTGGCTCGGGTAGCCAACTCGTACCAGTGTGGCATGACTCCACGCTGTACCCACACAATGGTACCGCCAGCTTCTTTGATTGATTTGATTTCATTGGGAAAGCGCACATCGCTGATGACTGTGTTGCCTGTACGACTACGCAGTCGATTTTCAAGTGCGGCGATCCAGATATTGTCGTGAAATCCGTGGCGGCAAACTTCTGTGCCCCAGTACTGTAGTACCCAGCGTGGAGTTAGTGTGGGCATACCCAGTCGATCAGCCCACCAAGGATCTACCTGTTCACGCCAGTGTCTTGCCTCAGGTGTAAGTCCTTCTAACAGTTCTCTATCCCAGCCAAACACAGCGGCCACAGCGTCTTTGAGTGCGCCTGCAAAGCTGTCACGTCTAAAGCCATGAAAGCCCACTAGATAGTTTGCGGCTGTGTCTTTGCCGCTGCCAATAAAACCTGAAATACCTATGATCATAAAAAAATGCCCCGTATAGGAGCATTTTATATTAAAGTGTAACAAAAGTCAAACACCGTATCGGTTCTTTTTGGGTTTGGCAATAGGACTGGTTTTATGTGTGGTAGGTATTTCTTGACTGCGTTTGTTGGACCATTTTTCTGCTTTGCCGGCACCCACTTGCAGGGCAGCCGCATTTACTATTTCTTGTTCTACATCAGTATATGTGCTCAACAATGGATCTCCACCGATCCAGTTATCTGCTGCCATTTTTGTAGGGTAAGTGGGTGCTCCTGCTAGTGCAATGCCCATACGATAGTTTAGATATGCACTGCCTGTGCTTTGATTTAAGTTAGGAAAAGTTTGTGCATTGGGAATGGCAGCTTTGGCTTCGTCACTGATTGCCTGCATATCGCCGCGAGCGTGTGTGCCTTGTCCTGTGGTTGTACCTTCTACAATTACTTCATTAATTTTCATACTGTACTTATCCGATGACCCAGGTGTAGGGTTCACTGCCGTCGATAAAGTCTTTGAGCTGTTGCTCAAGTGCTTCCATTTCGGCCTGTGCTTCGCTTTTTAGTGCGGCACCGTTGAGTGTGGTTCCGCCTTGTGGGCCAGTGATGGTTGCAAATTTTTCACGTGCTTCGCCTACGATGCGTTTGGCAAAACTGTAGGCATATTCTTGTAACCACGGAAATGTTCTATAGTCATTGAACAACATACTGTCAGGCTTGTAGTTGTAGATCCATAGTAGCACACCTTCGACTACGTTTTCTGTGGTGTTGGGACCTTGACTGGGCAGTTTACGCACAATGGTCAACTTCTTGGTCACAGGATTGAATGTGTAGTTCATATGCCCACCAAACATACGCATTGTGAGTTCTTGGTATTGGCTGAACAGTTCGTAGTTTACCAAACCGCCCACACGGCCTGCCACCAACATATAAGTGTTCAAATAACCTGATGCAAATGGTTCAAACTGACTGGCAGTTGTGCCCGTGACTGATCCAATACCACGGCGGAAGATCTGACGCACTGCCATGACTTCTTTGGGCAATATGTACTCTTGTGTTTCGGGCTTCAGGTCCAGGGACGCATAAGATTCTTCTTGACTGTTTTGTGCTCGTTGACGATACTTGATGATGGCCTGATTGATGGCCAGCTCATAGTGTTCTTTGTCTAACTCTACGTCAACGATCTGATCGCCTAGACGCA